GCAGCATCACCGTCAAAGGTGTGAACAGACACAGGGTTGTGACTGTTATTTCCGAACTTGTCTGGCCACCAACTCTGATTACGAGTGTCGTAGTAATAGTTAGTAGTTGCTCCACCACCAAGCGGTGTTAAGAACACATAGAACCCACGCTCACGGTCAGACCACACCATACGCACCAACGTTGTGTTGGCGTTGTAGGTGTTCATCCGTTCCTGAATGGCGTTCTCAGTAATGTTCTGTGGAGGAGAACCAGGCTGCATTTGATAGACACCACCACGAGAGCCGAAGAAGTAAACGATTCCTTCAGGGCTTTTACAGTAGGGTCTGCCGAATGGAGCACCGATTGTGTCTGAGATAAGGTCAAGACGACCACCTTCAGCCGGATCACCAGTCATCTGATAGATCGTATGGTCGCCAAAGAACAACAGGATGTCGTCGTTGTAAGGACACATTGCATTGACGATGTCTGGGCTTTTGCCCGCATCAGCATTGTTTCCAGCTACGGCCATGGTCGCAGTAGGCGTTGACGGACTGTAGTTCCAGTTGCGAGCATCACCAACAGCTGACATATACCAGTTGTGCGGATCGGTACTAACACCACTGCAAACAATACGACCACGCCACGTCTCAATCAGACGAGGTTCGTTACTGCTATCAATCGGCAGAGAACCAGAAGAAGCTGACCATGTGGCAACTGTGTTGGTGGAAGCTGTCCACTGTTTGGTAGACGCACCATCAGCAAAGTAAACCACACCGAACAGTTCAGCCGAAAAGATGGCAGGCACACTCGACGATAATGCACTACTGCCGTTAGTAGCAGTAGTGAATCCCGAAGTCGTTACCTTAGCCACAGTCCCATTAGTCACGGCGTAGGTCGTAACAGTTCTAGCACCAACCTCTGCTTGAGAGCCTGGTGTGTCACGAGCTACTACCTGACTAATGTCCTGAACTTTGCCGTCAGCTGTCCGAGCACTTGAGTACTTAGTCAGTCCAGCTCTTTGCCCACCACGAGAGCGGCCAGTGCCTGGATCATAAGCACGAACATTCTGACAATCGACGGTCGTTCCTTTAGGCTGTGTTTCATAGCCGGTCGATTCGACAAGTCCTTTCACCGGCCAAGGCATATCAAACCTTGTCAGTAATCGGGCCATTAGCTCATCGCTGCTCCGTTATTAGCAATAGGTGACCAGACAATCGATGCACCTTTATTGATGCTTATGAGTGTCAGTAGGTCGCCTGCATCAGCCATGGTCGCAGTCGTTTCCGTACCGTTACCACTGTTGAGGATTTCAGAGCCTTCGCCGGTAATTGCTAAGTCACCACCATCTGTCTTCAAACAGATAGAGATTACAATTCCCGCTCTCGCTGGAGATGCAATCTTACGTGCCTCTGAAGCAGCAGTAACAACACTGCAAATACCAAAGCTACGGTCAACCGGAATCGTACCGCCTGCACCTGGATCGACGATCTCCAATTCTGGTTCACGTCCAATTTGTTGAAGAATGTTATGTCCACTCATCAAAGGGTTCCTTCTAGGAAGAGATTAAATGTAAGTCAACTGTGCCAGCGGCATCGCCTTGCAGTTTGAGAAAAGCCGCACCTTCAATAGCACCAGCAAGTGCATAAGTTCGGTCGGCAGCTACCGTTGTTGAAACTGCACTACCACCGCTGTAAAGCTGTTGGTAAGTGCCGTCTTCTGTACTGGCAATCCAGTAAGTGATCGATGTGATCGATGATCCGTTGGGAACAAATACAATCCCCTTTGTAAATCCCGAGAACACCAACGCTGTTGAGTTGTCCTTGTCGTCGCTAACAGTGACGCTGGTCAACACATCGTTCTGAGGTGTGCAGTGCATAGTTCACCTTAAGGGTTTGTGTCTGTAAAAAATGTGCCGTTGTAACGCACAACGTCACCGTTCATAAATCTGTTTTGTTGTTCGCTCCAGGAATCCTGATCAGAACCATCGCCGTTGTAGCCCATGCGTTCAGGCGTGTGCATGAGCTGGTCATACACAATTGATGCGTTGAGTCGGTTCTGAAATGCAGCTGCGTGAATCCCTGCGTTGTTGTCCATGCGTGCCTCTGCAATTGCGAGGCAGGACTCAAGGATTGTCTCTGCGTGAGCTGCTCCACCTTTGGGATACGGATAGCTTGCGTCTATCTTTCCAGGTAGTGCGTGGTAGCGATAACTAAGCGTGTATACCTTATCCGGTTTGGGATAAAGCATCAGCTGGAATCGTTGACCGTTAGCTCCACTGGAACTAATGGGTCGAATAGCGGCAAGCTTCGGGTCACTGGCAAGATCACTGTAATCTCGCTGTCGCAACACTCTTATCCGATGCTCGCCGGTTATTTCGATTGGGAACCAGCGACTGTCATCTGCTGAGTAAGTCATCTGGCCTATCAAGCCACCAAAGTCTGCACTAAGCGTATAGTCAGATGTGTTGGCGACAGTTGATAGAGTTGTAGTTGGTTCGAGGAATGTCCATTTGTGTCCGGTCGGTGCGGTCTGCGTTGGAGCAGGGTGATAGAAGTTACGAAGACCAGACTTAACGATGTCGTCAATCTGCGATCCTTCGTCACTTGACCAGTTTGAACTTGTGCGTTCACCGAACAAGAACCAGCCGATCTCCTTGCAAATGTCTGCGTAGGTGAGACTGAGAGTTGATTCGGTTGATGTGTCTGCCGGACTTCCGAGCGTCTTGATCGTAAACTGAACCGGAATGGCATCGGAGTGCGTGAACAGCAGGCCAACTACCGATGCGTTCATTTCTCCAGCTGTGAGATTGACGCTGTACTGGCCATTGCCTTCTTCGGCGACAGAGCCTGAAATGCTGGCCTGCGTGCCACCGTCTTTGGTAACATATTTACCTATGGCACTGGCTACGCCTGTAAGGGCAGCACCAGTGGATTTATTGACTAGGCCGAAGGTGAATCCGGTGACGGCTTGGTTGCGTATGAAACTCATTTATTTGTTGGGGGGTGAAATCGGAATGCCGCGGAAAATTAGATGCAATCACTGTTTAAAAGCAATGTCTGTAAGTTGCGAAGTATGCCCCTTCTGCGGAGGTGACCAATCGCCTGTTAACCCAATTGGGGAATCAAAGCATGAGATTTACGAATGGAAAGACTCCAAGGTGCTTCGTGAGCTTTACATCGAGGTGCAACAGGGTAACAAATCGCTAAAAGACATTAGGCAAATACTATTCATCCTCGCCTTGTTTATTATTTTGTTCGGAGGGGTTGGATTTGTTGTCATCAACTGAGCGAGTCGCCCTGACGGCTCAACCGAAGTTAGAACCGCCAGGACTGACGCACAGGAGACTTAGTTAGCGATTTGCTCAGCCTGAACACAAGCAACCCAATCGACATGAACGATAGGGTCAGTCGTGCCAGAACTGTGGCAAACAAAGCTAGGTGTCAAAGCTACGATTGGGATATTCGTAGTGATGGCATCCTTAGCCACACCGTTAACGTACGGCGTGATCTTGGTGAGGCCATCAACGACAAAGCCGAGTTTCACGTAAGCGTCATCTGCAACAGTGTGAACTGCGGCAGTTGAACTTCGTGAGCCAGCCTTTTCGCTGTGAATTCCCATAGCAGTCGTATTGATTGCTTCAAACCCAATGTGGTTAGCCGTGCTGTTAGCAGCCGAGGCGAACAACGAGGTATCAACAATCGCAAGACCAGCAAACATCTGGCAGGTTGTACTACCGATGTCAGCAATCTTTACTCGTGCTTCGTAGTAAATCTTCGAGTTAGCGTTCGCAATAAACGAACTAGCACCAGCAGCACCACCTAACTGAATTTGCACACCTTGGTTGTTTGTTGAACTGGCAGAATCCAGTAACAACACACCACCTTTGGCTGCAACATCCAGAGCAGCAGTACCGGCAGATGCCTGTGTGAGAACCCATTTGTTCTCATCATCAAACGTCAGAAAGTCGTCGATGATTCCGAAGCCTTCGTCTATTCCACCAACGCTAAGCTGCGTCAGTGGAGACTGGCTCCAGATGTTTGGGGACAAGCCTCGTAAGAGATTGCTCGACCCACGTTGCGGTTTGAGATAAAGGTCACCCATTATTCAAACTCCTTTCCTAATTAGGCCACGTATCCGACGAAGTTTCTTCGACGATTAAGGCAGATGAAGTTCCCCCAACTATCCATGTGGACCTCACGCACAGTATGCTGACGTGCAGCTTTCTGTGGTGGATGGAATAACATGTCACGGCCCTTCTTGTAGTGCCATTGAAGTGACTTGTGGTTCACACCGTAAATTGGGTTTGAAGAATCGTTTGCGTCCAAATATGGAACCCAAACAACAGGGTTGCCCTTAATCACAACCGAGCCAGCGTACTTCATCAGATCCGTTCCAAGGTTGTCGTTACGACTTTCCAGGAGCTTCTCTAAATCAGAGATGACTGAGTAAGTGGTATAGAACATGTGGTCACTCTCAGCTTTACCACCGGCAAGTTCAGAGAACTGCTTGGGAGCTTGGAAGTAACAGTGTGAAATGGCCTTACGTAGCTTGGCTACAAGGTCATCTCGTGAACCGGCACTGGTGTAATTGAAACTCCAGTTCTTCCAGTTCGGAACATCAGCGACTGCAATGTTGGCAGCACCGGATGAGAAACCACTTGGGTCTCCACCAGTAAATCCACCACCAGGAGTTGTTGCAGATTTCTGCACCCAGAAAGGAATCCCAGATGGGCTTCGTGGGCTTTCTGTTGAGCTGCTAGGTGCAGTCCACAGAGCAGTTTCCATCAACTCAAAGTAGTCGTTGTAGGCAGAGTGACGACGAATATCAATCTCACGAATGATAGTCTCACGGTCGCTCTGGAAAGCATCTTCATCAACGTCATAGCTGAAGTTGACAGTTGCTTTGGTAAAAGGCTGCTTCGCTGTGGTCATCAAGTCTTTGACTGATGTAGCGTCAACACTGTACAGCTCAGAGAACTTTGCTGTTCCGGTGTTGGTTGTTTGAACCTTCCACTCAAGTTGTCCACCGCCAGAATACGGCGTACGTGTCTTCCCACTCAGGAATTTCTGAGCGAAGACGTGGTGTTGCTTATCCAGTGACAAGTCAACCCAACTCTTCTTCTTGAAGTTGTTGAGAGTCAGGGTAACGAAATCACCGAGCTGGTCTGGAAGTAAAGGCATGTTATTGCCCTCCTATATTCAGACCGACTACGATCCGTTGTCCGACATGGCAGAGTCGTAAAACTCTTTGAGTACCTCACTGTTAACTAGTTCATCTACATCATCTGCGAGCTCAGGTTGAGCAGCAGTTGTTGCACCTGAACCGAGTCTACGGCGAGAGTTACGCCTTGCACGGTCATTAAATCGTTGTCGGTGTTGGTTACTAATTTGTTCACCAAACACAGTGTGATATGCCTGTTTCACAAGCTCGTCCTGTTGAGGTACGAGAAGTCCCTGAGCTTCATAACCGGCAGCTAACACGTTGACCTGATCGAACAGGCGTTCCATGTTTTGTGCTTCTTGGCTACCAGACTCAAGTTCCTGATAAGACGAATCACCAAATAGTGCTTGGTTGTCTAAACGAGATACAGCATTGTTGAATTGATCTAACTCACCAGCTGCGTTCTGCTGTTGCTGATAAGCTTCAGCTTGAGACACATACTGCTGTTGATAGGCAATTCGATCCTGCTGATCGAGAATACTTTGAGCGACTACATTCAGCTGCTGATCGTAGTGAGACTGCATTTGTGCAGCCATCTGATCAATTGCTGTTCGTAATCCCTCGTCGTAATCGTCACTCAGATCCACACGGAACTGAGGCTGCTGAGACCGATACTGCTCAGCAGGTTGAGCTGGTTGTGTCTGTAATTGGTTTTGATACCAGTTCTGCCATTGGTAGAGTTGATCATTACCTTGGTTGAATTGGTTAACTACATACTGCAACTGCTCTTCGTTCGCAAATCCAGCCGGATCAAGGCCGTACTGCGAAGCTCGGTTTACCAGATCAGGATTAAACGTCTGACCTGACGGCTCGTTATCAATGGAAAGTTCATCATCGACAACTGGTTCAGGCTCTGAATCAACAGAGTCTGATTGTTCTATTTCATGCGATTCATCGTCGGCTGCATCAACCTCATCAATGACCGCTAGATCCTCTTCAGTAAGAGTGATCTCTTCTTCTTGGACTTCTTCATTTATTTCTTCTGGCATCTCAATCTCCATAACCACCGTTGCGGTCAAACAGACCACGGTGTTTCAAATAGCGTGCGCGTTCACGGCGTGAGTGAAAGACACAGTCTCCACCTTCTGTGAACGATACTCCTGTAAATCCATTCTTCTGTGCGTCGTCTCGGAACTCTGAAACCTGATTGGGATGAACACCAGCTGCATCGCTGACTAAGCCAGTTGCCCAGGCATTTGTGCCCAGTCGTCTGCCACTCTTCTTGGCGTTCTCTTTTCCAAACTCAGGTAGCGGCTGATCATGCCAAGCCATCTCTCCTTCGTTGTTCCGGTAGTAATATTTCTTAGCCATCGATTAGCTCCACGTCCTGTGTCGTTTCAATCCAACATCTTGCTCCGCATGAAAGCGGTTTGTGTGGTCGGTAAACGATTCGAGCGACTTCATCGCCGTTTGCTTTAATGACCACTTCGTGTGCATAACGGTTTTGCTTATAGTCTTTCACGGTCAGCACAGGTTCGGGATCATCACGTTTGATGTTGGATCTGATCTTGTGTTGGTTAACGTGGATTACCGTTTTCATTAAGTCGCTTTCTCTCTGCCCATCATTCCCATCTGCTGTTCGTTAGGTTGACCACCTTGCAGCAGCTGTTGCATTACGTTGCTTCTGGCTTTGTCTGTGCCGCCGGTTGAAACGCTTTTGCGTACTGACTCACGAACTGTGTGACTCGCTTGAGCCGGTTGTTCTGGAGTTGGTCCAGGTCGTTCATTGCCTGGTTGATCGAACTTCACAATCGATTTCAGTCGTGGCATGTCCATCAGGTCAGCGTAGACTTCAGTCAGTTCCTGCATGTCTACTGCTCCACCAGCCTGAGCGAGTACTTGCTCCATTGGCATGGCGATCTGAGTTACAAAGTTTGTCAGTCCCTGAACACGCTCGCTCGGAGACTTGTACATCATGCTGAACGGTTCGACTTCGAAGTTGTAATCCCAGAAGTTGCCTTCACGCACTTCAGGGTCCCAATCGGCACGAATGGTTTGACCAGCTGCTTCGAACTCGTTCGGTATCTCAAGCATCTCGTCCTGCCAAAGCAGTTGGCCGAGGTCCTTGCAGATACGTGCGGTAAAGTCAACGACACGATACTGCATGTTCGCTTCTCGCTTAGACACAGCACCATGGATGAGCTTGTCTTGGCCTAGCGTATCCGCTTGTGGACCAAGACCTGCCATCATCAGCAAGTTCCCAGCCATTCGATCGAATGTGTCTCTCATGCTGTGGGAGAACGCCTGATTTTGGGAGTCAACACCGCCCATCTTCATCAC